TTTTCTTTTAATTCAACTTCAGAGTTTGCACCTACTTTTACTATTGCTATTTTAGCTGATAGTCTAGCTAATCTTTTTTCAAGTTTAACAATTTCGTGAGGCTTAGTGGTTTTTAATAAATCTTTTTTAATACTACTAATTACTTCTTCCACTTCTTCTGACATTTTATTAACCTGAAGAATTGTTTCTTCATCGGTAGTGATACTTTTTACGCAAGTACCTAAATGCTCTGGTTGTATTAGATCGAGATCGTCTCCTAAATCTTCATTAATTATAGTAGCTCCTGTAAGCATAGCCAGATCATCTAATGTTTCTTTTTTGCCTACTCCATATGTAGGAGCATTGATTATATTTATTTTTATATTACCTTTAACTTTATTCATCGCTAATGTAGAAATTACTACAGGCTCTACATCTGCAATTATTAATAAAGGCTTATTATTTTTAATAACGTGTTCTAAAACACCTTGTATTTGCCTAACATTATCAACTGGTGATTCTATTAGCAATACTAATGGGTTATCTAATTCAGCTGCACGCTGTTGTTGACTAGTTACAAAATGTGAATTTGTTAATCCTTTATTGTATTGTACCCCGTCCACAACTTCAAACTTTGTTTCAGCATCTTCTGATGTTTCCATCATAACTACACCTGTTTCACCAACAGATCTAAATGCATTTGCAATAATTTTACCAAGCTCAGGTTCATTATTTGTAGATATAGTTGCTATATTATCTATCATGTTTCCTGTAACTGGTAATGTATTTTTTTCTAAATACGTTACAACTTCTTCAGTAGCTTTTTCAATACCATCTTTTAACTCTCTTGTGCTTATAGGGTCCTCTAAATCTAATTCCTTATAAGCCTCTGTAAGTATTGCATGGGCCAATACGGTGGCTGTGGTTGTACCATCTCCAGCTTCTCTTACAGTTTTACGAGCAGCTTCTTTTAACAGTGTAGAACCCATATTTTCAACTGGGTCTAATAATATAATACTGTCCGCTACTGTTACACCATCTTTTGTAATTAATGGTTTTCCGCTACCGTCTTCAAGCATTACACATTTACCGCTAGCCCCTAATGTAGAGCTAACAGCTTTTGTAAGTTTTGTAATACCTTCAAATACTTTATCTTTTGCTTCTTTACCGAAGCTTAGATTCTTGACTATTAAGTCCGACATAATTTAATTGAATTTAATTTAATTTTTACTTAAAACCTTAGTGTTTGGTTTATAGTATATTATTACTTGTTTTTTTTATTTTTTAATTATTTTAGTTTTATAAATAAAGGTTGACCTGAATCGGTGTCTGTCTTCGCTGCTGCATCGCCTACCGTTTTTCCTGCTCCAACAAATGCATACTCAAACACTTTCGTAAGATTATTATCAGTTACGTAGATATTAGTCCCATTAGACCATACACCCGCAGGGTCTGGTGCATTTGTAGCAGTACTAAAACTAAAACCTGTGTTAGCCCCGGTTGCCGTTGAAGCGTATACCCTCCCTGCCGATTCATTTGACGTCCAAAAATAAGATCCATCAAAACTTAAACCCTCTGCTTGAGTTGGGGCTGTAAAAGTAAACCCTGTAGCAGTTCCAGCAAGATCAAACCCTCTAACAGTATTCCCTTGAGCTACAAAATAATTAGATCCATTACTTGTTATTCCCCATTGTCCAGCTTGTCCTGAAGCAAAAGTGAACCCTGTAGCAACACCTGCCGCATCGTATTGAACTACATTAGTTGAACCGTTAAACACAAAATTCGTTCCGTCATAATGTACTCCTGCATCATTCGCCTGGGAAAAGGAAAATCCTGTAGCAACACCTGTAGAATTGTATTCCTTTAATAGATTTGCACTTCTTTCAACGACATAAAAATTACCGCCAAATCCAACTATCCCAGTAGGACTAGTTCCAACTGTAAAAGAAAAACCTGTGTAAGTAGCACCTGTTGGAAGAGCATTGATTTGATATGCATCAGGATATGTAGTTCCTACAGTTGCTCCAGTAATGGTATTACCCGTTTTTAACCAATAATCTCCATTTGGGTGCGTGTATAATCCTGTTGTAGCGTTATAACCTGATGGATTGCCAGTTACGCCTACTTCAAACGATTCATAAGTGTTTACGGGTAAGCCTGTGCCTGTGGCTCCACCACCTGTTGCTAATTCTAAGTCTCCTAAATAAATTGCCATAATGTTATTAGTTTAATGTTGGTTTTGTTAATGGAAAATCACTTGTATTAGGCCAATCCCTCAACGCTTGTCTATATGACAATATATTTGTATTATTAGGGTGATCTTCCAATAAAGATAAAGTATCAGTGCTTTTTAACTCTTGATCCCTCCATCTTTTAGCTTCAATAGCTAAAGTGGCTGTTATTATTTCTTCTTCTGTAGGGCCAGCAACCATAACATCTTCTTCTGTTATAGTTTTGCTAATAGTGCCTCCATTGTGCAATGTAAATTTAATTACATCACCTACTAAATAGTAAATAGGGTTTTCTTCATCATAAACCCTGCCTATGGCTGTTAAATTTTCAATACTTCTATATCCCATTTTTATTTTTTTACGGTGTTGTTATATATATTGTTGAAGAGCTGTATGATCCTAATGCATCATATGCCGCTTGAGTAAGGGTAATAGTTTTTATAACACTATCATCTACCTTAGTTGAATCCACAGCTGCCGCTAGGATTTTATCGGTAGTTACAGCATTATTTGCTATAACCTCTGCTATTACTTGTGTTATTGCCATTTTTTATTTTTAAGTTGTTATTAAATCCCAAGTAGTTGTTTCTTCATTCCATTCGTAAAAGTTTCCATCTGTTGGGTAAGGTGTTGGCGGTTGCCAATCATAATTACTATCTAATGCCCATGATTGATAAGGTTGGGGTGCTATAAAGATATCGTATTCTTTGTGATAATAAAACCCTACTCCCGCATATTGCTTTCTAAAATTCCCGTTATATGAAGTTTGAACCCAATTTGCAGTTCCAAATAATCCATTTAAAAAAACTTTTCCTTTGTTTTCGGATTCTGTTCCGTCTGTTTTAAGAAGCATTTCATTATTTACAACAAGGACTTCTGTGATAATATTATTTTCGTTAAGTTTCGCAAAATGTGCCATAATTATTGAGTATAAGAACCGCTTCCATTATAAGTTAAAATAGTATCGCTTCCGCTAGTTGTTATTGTTGGGTTTCCAACTGTTGTACCTGTGTAATCTGAAGTAGGTATTCTTAAAATACATACACCACTTGAGCCATTACCGACATAACCTGAACCACCACTACCAGTATTTATAACTGCCGAGCCTTGACTACCAGCTCCAATGTTAGAGCCACCAGTTCCCTTAACTGGAAAACCATAACCACCACCACCACCACCATAAAAAGTAGATGAACCAGTAATTAAAGAAGATAATGCAGTACCACCATTTCCACCATTAGTGTTGGTCGAAGCGCCGCCATCAGCAGCAGTTCCACCCCCGCCACCTCCACCGTTACCAGGAGAAAATCCTCCGTCAAAACCCTGACCTGCAGTACCAGAACCAGGACCGGACATGTATTTTGCGTCACCACCTCCACAACCTCCGTTATTTCCAGAAGCCGGAGGGCCAGCAGGAGCACCTCCTCCACCACCAATTGCAGTTTGGGAAATCGCACCTCCTATTATTGAAGAGTTAACGCCATTACCTCCACCTACCGTGTAATTGCCGTTCTGTGTAACACCACCACCCCCGATTGTTATTGTTAATGTCGTACCGCTTAATAAATTTAATGATGTAAGGGGCGAAATATTTGAGTCACGAGATGACGTAAAAGAAGTTAACGCTCCACCTGCTCCCCCACCACCGCCGCCACTAGGCGAAATGCTACCACCGCCACCGGCTCCACCAGCTAGAAGTAAAAAACCAGCAGTTGTATCAACTGAAGAAGATCCTGCGATTGCTCCAAAATTTAAACCATTTCCAAACATATTAAACTGCTATTTGTGAGATTGAATACCAAAATTCAGTAGCGCTTACACATATTACTTGTACAAAGTTTTTTGCAGCTGATGTGTCATCATAATCCCCAGCTATTTTATTAAATGTACCAGCGGCACCACCAACTGTAAATCCTAAAGTATATGAATTACCTGTTCCTGTGATAATAACAACTTTAGATATTCCAATAATA